GTTATACAGATTTAAAATTTATACAAGAAATATCGACCCGGCTAGCTCATTTTAAGAAAAAAGGTGACTATCTATTTAACTTTAGATGTCCTCATTGTGGTGATAGTCAAAAGTCGAAACTAAAGTCCAGAGGTTATTTCTACCGTAAGAAAAACGATATGTTTTTCAAATGCCACAATTGTGGTATGGGTCAGAACCTCGCAAACTTTCTAAAACAGATAGACCCAAAAATCTATGAAAATTATCTATTAGAAAGATACAAGTCGGACGCACCTGCAACACCAAAACCAGAGTTTAAGTTTGATTTTAAACCGAAGATAAAGTTAGAGAACGACTATATATCTCTACTCACTTCAATATCAGATTTAGAAGACGAGCATCCAGTACGAAAGTATGTGGATAATAGAATGATACCTGAAAAGTATTTTGATAAACTTTTCTTATGTCATAAGTTTTATGAGTGGGCACACAAAATCTCACCTCGTAAATACAATACAAGTAAGTACGACCATCCAAGACTAGTGATACCGTTCTATGATACAGACGGTAAAGTATTCGCCTATCAAGGTAGAGCCTTTGGTAATGAGACACCAAAGTATGTAACCATTAAGTTAGACGAAGACAAAGACAAGATATACGGATTAGAAAGAGTAAACTTTGCACAACACATTTATGTTGTAGAAGGTCCTATTGATAGTTTGTTTATCGACAATTGTATCGCAGCTGGTGGCGCTGATTTGACACTAGATAGTAAATATAATCCTGAACAGGTGACATATATATTTGATAACGAACCGAGAAATAAAGAAATAGTAAAGCGAATGGAGAAGATAATTGAATTAGGTTACAACATTTTTATTTGGCCAGAAGATATACAACTCAAAGATGTTAATGACTTAATTAAGACAGGTGTATCTAAAGTACAACTACAAGAGATTATAAGTATCAACACATATTCAAAATTATCAGCACAACAAGTTTTAACAAATTATAGAAAAGCATAGGAGTAGGAGAGATAGATGACTGAAAAAGATATTAATGTTATAAAAAGAAATGGCCGTGGACAAGAGCCATTGAATATTGACAAGATACACGATATGGTAGAATACGCTTGTGAAGATATAAAAGGTGTATCATCAAGTCAAGTTGAAATGAATAGTGGGTTACAATTTTATGATAATATTCCTACAGACCAAATACAACAGATTTTAATTAGGTCAGCTTCAGACTTAATATCATTAGAGAATCCAAACTATCAATATGTTGCAAGTAGACTTCTTCTTTATAGTCTAAGAAAAAGTATTAATGGTAAACTATGGGACCATCCTCATCTATTTGCTCACACAAAGAAGTGTGTAGATTTAGGTGTCTATGACGCAGACATTTTAAATCAATATGATGAAGGCGACTTTGATAGAATGAATACTATGATTGACCACGATAGAGACTATAGCTTTACCTATGCAGGTTTAAGACAAGTTATGGACAAGTATCTTGTACAAGACAGAAGTAGTGGTGCAATCTATGAGACACCACAATTTATGTATATGATGATTGCGGCTACAATCTTTGCAAAGTATCCTAGTAATAAAAGAATGTCATATATCAAAAAGTATTATAATGCTATCTCACAATTTAAGATAAACATTCCTACGCCTGTTATGGCGGGTGTTAGAACCCCTATGAAACAATATGCTTCATGTGTACTAGTAGATGTCGCAGATAGTCTTCCTAGTATCTTTAGCAGTGACACAGCGATTGGTTACTACACAGCACAGAGAGCAGGTATTGGTATCAACATGGGTCGTATTAGAGGTATCAATAGTAGAATTAGAGGTGGTGAAGTTGCACATACAGGTGTTGTTCCTTTCTTAAAGAAGTTTGAAGCAACCGTAAAATCTTGTACACAAAATGGTGTAAGAGGTGGTTGTGCTACGGTACACTTTCCTATCTGGCATAAAGAGATAGAAGATATTATTGTTTTAAAGAACAACAAAGGTAGTGAAGATAACAGAGTTAGAAAATTAGATTACTCAATTCAATTATCAAAACTATTTTACGAGAGATTTATTAATAACGAAGACATGACATTATTCTCTCCACATGAAACACCAGGTCTTTATGACGCTTTCGGTACACCAGAGTTTGATGAGTTGTACAAGAAGTTTGAGAAAGACACAAAGATTTATAGAAAGAAAGTAAGTACACAAAAGATGTTTATGGACTTACTAAAAGAAAGAGCAGAAACTGGTCGTATATACATTATGAATATTGACCATGCTAATTCTCACTCTTCTTTTAAAGACAAAGTTAATATGTCTAACCTATGCCAAGAAATTACACTACCTACAGACCCTATCGAACATATAGATGGTGATGGTGAGATTGCGTTATGTATTTTAAGTGCAATCAATGTTGGACTATTAAAGAATTTAGATGAGTTAGAAAGTTTATGTGACTTATCAGTAAGAGCATTAGAAGAGATTATAGACCATCAGAAGTATCCAGTAAGAGCTGCTGAAATCTCTACAAAGGCACGAAGAAGTTTAGGTATTGGTTATATCGGACTTGCACATTATCTAGCGAAGAAAGGTTTTAATTATGACCAAAAGATGGCGTGGAAAGAAGTTGATAAACTAACCGAGGCATTCCAATACTACCTATTAAAGTCAAGTAATGAAATCGCAAAAGAAAAAACGAAGTGTGATTACTTTGACAAAACAAAATATTCAGATGGTATCTTACCTATTGACACTTATAAGAAAGAAGTTGATGAGATTGTAAATCGTAAACTCAGCTTTGATTGGGAAGCGTTAAGAAAAGATATTATGCAATATGGGTTGAGACATAGCACTCTCTCTGCTCAAATGCCTTCTGAATCCTCTAGTGTGGTATCTAATGCTACAAACGGTATTGAACCACCTAGAGATTATCTATCTGTTAAGAAGAGTAAGAAAGGTACATTGAAACAAGTTGTACCAGACTATGTAAGATTAAAGAACAATTACACTCTCTTATGGGATATGAAGAGTAATGAAGGTTATATAAATATCGTTGCAGTAATGCAAAAGTATTTTGACCAAGGTATATCAGGCAACTGGTCATACAATCCAGAAAATTATGAAGACAATCAAGTACCGTTATCAGTAATGGCACGAGACTTGTTGACTACATATAAACTAGGATGGAAGACATCTTACTATCAAAACACATATGACGGTAAGAAAGAAGATGAACCTATGCACCCTATGACTTATGATGAACAAATCGTAGGTAGTGTTAATCTTCAACCAGACCAAAAGAAGAACATACTAGCAGACACGCAAACAGAAGTTTCACTTCCTGTCGCAGAAGATGACGGTGAATGTGAGGCTTGTAATATTTAAATAGAATAAGAGGAACTAAAATTGAGCAATACGGTATTCAATAAAGGAAAAGCAATAGACTACACTAAACAACCTATGTTTTTTGGTGAGGAACTACAGGTACAAAGATACGATAATATGAAGTATCCTATCTTTGATAAGTTAACACAACAACAATTAGGTTTCTTCTGGAGACCAGAAGAAGTATCTTTACAGAAAGACAGGTCTGATTGGTCAGCATTAAGACCAGAGCAGAAGTTTATCTTTACATCTAATCTAAAATATCAAACTATGTTAGATAGTGTACAAGGTAGAGGTCCGTGTCTTGCATTTTTACCTTTCGTTTCTTTACCAGAACTAGAAGGTTGTATCGTAACCTGGGACTTTATGGAGACAATACATAGTAGAAGTTATACATACATTATTAAGAACTTGTATCCAGACCCAGCAGAAATATTTGATACTATTATAACAGATGAGAAGATTGAAAATAGAAGTAAGTCAGTAACCAAAGCGTATGATGAATTCATACAAACAGGTATGAGACATCAATTAGGTAACAAAGTTGATGAATATGACTTAAAAGAAAAACTATGGAGAACACTTGTAACCGTAAACATATTAGAAGGTTTAAGATTTTATGTTTCATTTGCTTGTAGTTTTGCATTTGGCGAATTGAAACTTATGGAAGGTAGTGCAAAGATTATCTCTTTTATTGCAAGAGACGAATCACAACACCTTGCTGTTTCACAAAGAATTATTAATAACTATCGTGGTCCTGAAAACGATAAAGTTATGAATAAGGTTATGAAGAACAATGAAAAGTATGTTGAACAGATGTACAAAGACGCAGTAGAAGAAGAGAAGCGTTGGGCAACATATCTATTCTCAAAAGGTTCAATGGTTGGACTTTCTGAAAAACTATTACACAATTATGTGGAATGGACAGCAAACAAAAGAATGAAAGCAATTGGTATCAAACCAATCTATGAACAAGGTAATGCTAATCCTTTACCATGGACTGAACATTGGTTTAACAGCAGAAGTTTACAAAATGCACCACAAGAGACAGAGATTGAATCTTATGTAATCGGTGGTCTTAAACAAGATGTTGAGAAAGACCAATTTAAGAAGTTTAAACTATAATGGAAAAAGCAAAATACGAGTGTGAACATTGCGAAGAAGAATTTACAATATCGTGGCCTAAAGACGATATTGAACCTATAAGTTGTCCATTTTGTGGCGGCTCAATTAACGATCCAGAAGAAGATGTTTTAACAGAGGATACTTCAGATGACGAAGATAATTGGAATTGATTACTCACTAACTTGCCCTGCCGTATGTGTCGTAGATGGTGCACCAGTACAAGAAGACCCATTACAGAATTGTAAGTTTTACTACTTAACAACCGTTAAGAAATACGAAGGTGTATTTTTAGATGGTAAGATAGTCGGACATCTTATGCCTGAATGGAAACACGCACAAGAACGACACGATAAAATTAGTGAATGGGTGTTTAATACTTGTGTTGGTCACACAATTAATCCTCTTGTGTTTATAGAAGATTACTCTTTTGGTAGTAAAGGAAGAGTATTCAACCTAGCAGAGAATTGCGGTCTATTGAAACATAAGTTGTATAAGAAAAATATTGAGTTTCGTACCGTAGTACCTAGCGTAGTAAAGAAACTTGCCACAGGTAAAGGTAATGCAGACAAAGAGAAAATGTACGATAAGTTTTACGAGGAAACAGGTGTAAATCTTATGGAACATTTAGACCAACAAACTCTCAAAAATCCTGTTACCGACATAGTAGATAGTTATTATATAGTAAGGGGTGGCTATGACCAGTATATGGACGAAAATCAGAAATAAAGAACGATGGATAGGACTTGCAATCGCAGTTTCTTCCGTATTCATCTTATCAGAAGCAAATGTAGATACACAATGGATGGGCTGGGCCTTGTCAATTGTAGCGTGTATAATGTGGATATATTGGGGATATAAAGATAAAGATTACCCTAGAGCCTTGATGGAATTGATGTATTTACTACTATCAATGAGAGCAATGTACAACTGGCTTGTCTAAAAGTCAGTAAAATCAACAAAAAAAACTTCAAAAATAACCAAAATAACGCTTGACATAGCTATTTTAGTATGGTATAATGTATATATGATGAAAAATTTAAAAATACAAAACATACTTAAATGGTTAGGAACCTTCATTTTGATACTTGGAACAGGTATTAACTCACTTGGAATATACCCATTAGGCCCTCTAGTGATGGTGCTAGGAGGGTTAATCTGGTGTATCGTAGGTATCATGTGGAAAGAATACTCCATTATAATCACAAATTTGACACTTTCTATCGTTTCAATCGTTGGAATATGTTATAAATTAGGGTATTTATTTTAATAATATGCTCGTTTTTTGCTTGACAATGATTGCGAAATGATGTATTATACTAGTATGAATAAGACAAAAGAACAATATAACAAAGGAGACACACACTATGAGTAAAGTAATGAACTACTATTGGGACGAAGCTGAAAAAGCAGTTGATAAGATTATTGAGAAATTGAAAGATGGTCAGATTGACTATGATACTTGCAAGTCTCAAATCTTAAAGACAGACAATATTAACCTGTGTTCAATTGATGAATACAATGTTGATGATGTAATAACATCGGAGAGTGCTTAATGACAGAATTATCAAATAAAGCATTGTCTGATATTGACAAATATAATAAGTTGAGAGACGAGGAGTTAATCGCACAAAACAACAATAAAAAGGACAACATAATGAAACACACAACAAAATTTAAAATCACTAATACTAAAAATGTACAAGTAGAAATACTTCCGTCATATACTCCGAAGTATACAGAAAAACATACTATCAAGTCACATAATAAAAATAGATATTTTGTTGGCGGTACAAAACCAACTACTAGAATATCTAATGTTTATCATAACGCATATGCAAATTACAAAACCAACGATATTGTAAATCACATTACAAAATACAAAAAAATTGAAAAGGAGGCTGCATAATATGAAAAAAAGAAATAAGTTTGAGAGAAAACTAGACGAATACAATCACACTATGGAATTTATTAGAACTATAGTGCCACTTGCAATTTTAGTTTTACAAGTAGTAATCTTAGTGAGATTGACTTAATGACTAGCTTAAATTTTTATTGCTTAGTCATGGTTTTATTTTTAATAATAACATCAACAATAACAATATAACAAGGGGAATAAATGACAAAAGGTTCTAGTTTAAATTTAGTTTACGGTATTGAATACTATGATGAAGACGATATGGAGTACTTCTATATCTTTAACACTATCTTTAGAAATGTTCCTTTAAGTCAGTTGAATAGACTAAACAATAAAGAATTTAAGAAAAGAATTAAAACCTATTGCGACAAGCACTATATAGAAAGTGCTGTAAATGCTACAGGTAGTACGATAGTTGAAATGATACACGGCGACAAGTATTATGAAACTTACGAAGATGTATTTGGTGATGTTGCCGAGTTTGATAACTCTCTATTTAACGATTACGGTCAATTATGGAATGGTAGACAATTTTTCAAATATGATTTTGCACCAGAGTTGACAAAACAATATGAACATAAACACTTAAACAAAAAATATGGAGGATACAAATATGATAATTAATGTAGGAGATACAATTTTAGGTAACCACGGAAGAACTGGTGAGATAATCAATATAGGTATTGCAACTGAAAAATCAGATGTTGCAGCTGAACTTGATTCCTCAATAAATGCACAAACATATGACACCGAGTTAAACTATACAGGTGCCATTAGTTATACTGGTGAGACAGGAACACATTGGTGTTATTTCCATCAGATTGAAGAAAACCTAACTAAGAAGCTCGAAACAACAGGAGATTAAAATGATTGATGTAATGACGGTCATTGAAGAACTAAAAGAAATTAAAGACCAACTTCAAAGTGGCAATGTACCAATG